TGCCAAGGAGAGCCGTTTGCTGCCAGTTACTACTATGACGGCGTTAAGCAGAAACTAGTTTACAGCTTGCGCTCAGACGAAAACGGACTAGATGTATCTGAGATTGCAAAGAAATTTGGAGGCGGCGGTCATAAACACGCTGCTGGATTCGAAAGGCGAATCGATGAAGACATTAAATGAATATCAAATACTAGCAATGTCTACTGCTAGCTATCCTGATCGTGGTAACAACTTAATATATCCCGCTCTGAAACTTGCCGGGGAAGCCGGGGAAGCAGCGGAAAAGGTAGGAAAAACATGGCGCAATGAAGGACTAACTAGCGCAGCCGGATACTCAGAACAACAGAAAACCGAACTCGTTAAAGAACTAGGCGATGTACTTTGGTATATTGCTGCCCTTGCAGATGAGCTAAACGTAAGCTTGGAGAAAGTGGCGCGGACGAATATTGAGAAGCTTCAAGACCGAAAGGCGCGTGGGGTAATCAAAAGCGAAGGAGATAACCGTTAATGTCTGCAAAATTAACAGAAATTCAATCAGCAGATGTGTTCAATGCTTGGAAGTATTTTGAAAAAACAAAGAAACAACTTCCCGGAGCATACGCCCACTGGCGAAATCTAAAACGGGTTATAACAGAGTTGACAACTGATCCTCCATTGCCGTGTGGTGAATGCGGCAAGTGCTTGGATTGTATTAGGAAAGAAAGGAGCCACGAGAGATGAAGTATATACTGAATGGGACCGAAGATGGTGAGCCTACTGTAAATCTTGTGCTTAGACGATCTGATGACACAAATGTTGACCTTATTGGACGCACCGATAATCAAGAGAAGTGGTTAATTGCTTTCTTAACAAGTGATGGGCACTTCCGACCTAACAAAGCAGGCGCAAAACAATGTGGACTTATTCATGATGATGTATATTTTCAAACTTTAGAGGGCGTGTAGCTCAGTGGATACGGTGCCAAGAACATCTGGCCTTTCGGCCACCGTGCCAGGAGCGGCAGCCAAACCGTCGGTGCCCGTCATGTGGCGCACGATGAGCGATTCCAAGCCCGCTTCGGTTATATTCGTCGGCATTCGTTCTCCCCATCAAGTACCAATCAAGTAAAGCTCGCCAAGTATGGCTCCTAGAATCAACATCTTGCAAGACCGATCACCCCGGATCGGGCAAATCCATCAAGTACCCATCAAGTAAAGGCCGGTCCCCACGGAAAGCGAGTAGCTGATTTCTAATCAGTTAGTCGCAGGTTCAAGTCTTGCCATGCCTTCCAAACCGAATAGCCCCACTAGATGATTAGTCTAGTGGGTCTATTTTTATTGGTATTAAGTTTTTATCTAATGGGACAAGAACCTCCAGCGCATTCTATCCCGTCAATCATTTGACCGTCCCCTACATCTTCAAAATCAATGGGTTTAATTTTGCGTGATAGCTTGTCATACTGTTCCGCAGTAATAGGCTCCTTTGGGGCTTGTTTGAAGCCGTGGTCACTGTGACATAGAAAGCTAATCGATTTCAGATAGGGTAAGTTCTTGTCTAACCATTCCTTCAATTGGGGTATATCTTCTTTCTTGTAATAGACCGTGACGGATACACTTTGATCAGCCCAATGCTTCTGCGACATTTTGAGCACGTCTAACTGTCTCCATGTATCCCAATCCTCATCTGCTACCGGCGATCCATCAAGGGCAGCGACATAAAAGTCAACCACCATTGTTTGTGGATCAATTGTCCCATCAAATCGTATCACAGGTTCTACATGGTGACCGGCTGCTTTCAATTTAGGCAGCAATGGATCGTTGGACGCCACTCGTATACGTTGAATGATGTACCTACTATATGCTGCATGAATACCCTCGTACCCATCGCAATCCAAAACTTTACTCATAGTTCCAGAAGGCTTCACAACTGTAGTTCGTTTACTAATAGGAATTCCTAATTCTTTCGAATATAATAAGTCTTCTTCTTGAATTGCTGTATACGCTTTATCAAGAACCTCTGGAACAAATAGCGGTGACGCTAGGCACCCGGTGATTCCATTACCAGTCCGTCGATTGCGCTCAATAACGCTGGCGCTCAGTGGATGGTGGTAATGCTCCATGGTCACACGCTTGGAATACCGTTGCATCAGCCTGGATGCTTTCACAAACTCATCTTCGGATTGCATGTTGCATAGGGCCATCTCTGTTAGATTACATGGCTCCCCATTCTCTAGTGTTGCTTCTCCGCAAGGATTAACTCCTATAGCTGTATCCGGCTTCAACTCTCCCATCCGGCCATATTTCTGCATGGCTGCACGGTTTACTAATCCAAACGGCTCTCCGTGCTCATAGGTCTTCCAGAACAAAGGGTGAACGTCTTGAATGTCCTCACAAATTACGGAATAGTTAGCGCAACTTCGGTGTGTAGGGACTGCTCCTAAGTCCCATCTCTTAGCCTTCAAGTATTCTTTATCCCAACAATCACCAAGAATGATAATAGCCGAACGTCTAACGTTTCCTGCTACAACCATTTCACCCGTTGCCGTTAGTATGTCAGCACAATCTATAGGCCTTAACTGTTTGCCTACTCTATTAAGTAGAATAGCACACAAGATTCCTATAAATTTTACCAATGGTAAAGGACCGGACGCTGTGCCGCCAAATCCGGCTATTGATTCCCCATACCCTCGGACACACACTGTTGAGTATGAGAACGACTTTCCGGTTACGAAATAACTTTCCAATACACGTCTCGTTAATTCGCACCACCCTTCTCTACTATCTGGTATAATAAAGTCAGCATCTTTCGTTGGTTTATGAATTACTACTACATCTTTCTTAACTTTAGGAAGATTTCTGCTAAATTGCTGTTCAACACTTAAACCGACTCCTCCACCTAACATAAGCAAATCTTGTGCTATTACAAAATTGTTCCAATCTTCCGATGTAACAAACCAGCAACTGTTTAAGGCTGCTCCTCCAAATCGAGTGTGCGCAGGTGTGCCTGAAAACCAATATCCTCGTCCTGCTGGACCGGCCTTGCGCTCATTGGCCAATCTTAGTAACTCTTTTATCTCGGCTTCCGAGACATTTCTCCCCTTGACATTCCCCATAATGGCCCGTTCTACCGTTTGTTCCCAGTTTTCTAACGTTCCAGAATCTTTCCTTGCGTATGTTCGGCGGTATACAATACGCGCCAGATTACTCCATTCCTTCATTTATTTAATTTTCCCCGTATTATGTACCGACTGCCTTTCAAATAGAAAACAACCCCCAACCTATAATCTGGTTGGGGGTCAAATTACTACTTACTGCTTACTGCGTTACTGGTTTGTTGAATAGGTCTAGCTCCGCTTGCCGTCTTCGAGTCAGAGGCTCTAATACCTTTCCTGCTGACTTGTTATAGAGAACCCAATGTGCGCCTACTTGTGCAAAATCTTCTGAGTTGATCAGAGCAAGAACTTGTGATTTTGCAAAGTTACCAGCACCGATGTTAAAGATGAGAGATACAAGTCCATCGAACTGATTCTGATTTAAGGTGACATGAACCATGTATTCTACTACTTGTTGTGCCCACTGTGAATCGTGCTTGAAAAGTATGTATGCTTCGGCCTCAGTAATGGGAGCGTCATTCTGAGTCACCGGAGATGGATGCAGTAAATGCCCTATCCCGATGGTCGCATACTGTCGCGTGTCGTTGTAAGGGAATAATCTTAACCCCTCAAACGTTGCTATAAGCTTTGCTCCGTTGTCACTAAGTTCCATTATTACCTCTTTATAATTTGGCGCGGCTGGCTAGGTTCGAACTAGCAAGTTCGGTTTTGGAGACCGACAGTTTTCCAGTTGAGCTTACACCCGCGAATCCCTTTCCCGAAAGAAGGGGGGCCGTTATATAAATACAACGAGATGAATGTGGAGCTAGCAGCAGGAATTGAACCTGCGACCCCCTGATTACAAATCAGGCGCTCTAACCTTCTGAGCTATACTAGCGTTAAATTTGGTCGAGTTCTCTCACCCGTGTCACGCAACTTTAGTCCAAAGGACTAGGCATGTGTCGCCAATTCAAAGTTTGGAGCGGGATATCCGAGTCGAACGGATACTTTCAGTTTGGAAGACTGACGTGCTACCATTAACACTAATCCCGCTTAAAGGTAATCTACTCGCAAGTTTCTATCTTGCATTTGTTCATCAACTCTTTGGTCAATATCCTTGTGTTGTTGGCTCCCGCGTGATGAATCGAACATCAGCCTGTTGGGTCAAAGCCAACGGTCCTACCATTAAACGAAACGGGAGTAATGTGGTTAGCCATCTAGGACTTGAACCTAGAACATCTTGCTTGTAGGGCAAGCACTCTACCAATTGAGTTAATGGCTCTTGAGTTTTGGTGGATCGGACAGGCATCGAACCTGCAACCTTTTCCGTGCAAGGGAATTGCTCTCCCGATTGAGCTGCCAACCCACATTTAAACTGATTTACATACATCATTTATTGCATCATTATATACCATTGGAACCAAGTACGGGCAAAACTTACCATACCTTGCCCCCAATGAATCCAACGACTAGGCCAGCGCCGAACCACTTGAGCTTTGACTTCCGAGCTTGCGCCTTTACTGATTCAATTTCTATTGTATCAGCTTTCTTCTGGTCTGTCAACTGCTGATTCAACCCATCAATATCGGCCTTCTGAATCACAATCACTTGATTAGCAGATGCCAATTCGTCTTGCGTGTTCTGTAGAACTACTTTGCCATCATTTAGATTGGCGGTCAATACTGGGACTTGCTCTAGTTGTAGGACGGTATCCAAAGCGGCGTCATGCGTTACTTCAATCGTTTGCCCATTGTCTAAGACACCGGCTTGTTGACTGATCAAGGTTAGCCATCGTGTTGCCAACTGAGGCTGTGTGAGCACTTTGTCTGTAGTTTGCTGCGTATTTAATACGCTATTTCGAGCTTGCACGCTGTTGATTAACTGACTATTCTGCTGCGACAATGACGTAACCAACGCTTGATACTGTGCCGTCGATGCTGCTACGGCTTGGCTCAGTTGCTGATCTTTTTGAACTTGTGCGGCTAACGTTTGTGCAGCAACTGCTGCTTGTTGTTTATCACGATTAGCAATTACATCGAAAGTCTTCTGAGTAGCAAATGTCAACAACCCTAGCACTAATACTACAATTATCAAACGCTCATGCTTTTGTAGCCAACTCTTTGCTGCTACAATATCGCCAGTTACTTCTGTTCCTGTTAGAACCATTACTTCTCCTTTTTGGCCGGTAGTTTCTCTACATCGGAACCTAACTCGAAGAAGTCACCAGCCCAGTCTTTACCGCTCCACCGTTCAAAGAAGTGGCTCCAATATCCACACTCGTTAAGTGTTGTATCTTTTTCCGGCTTACTTTCCTTTTGCTTTTCCACTCTTCACCTTCTTTGGCAACTTTTTGCCCTTAACCGGATCAAGCCATTCTTTCTTGGCTTTGGCCTTCCCGCCGAACTTGCCAGGATTGGCCATGATAAATTTCTCTTGCTGGCGCGACTTAGCTGGCATCTTTCTCCTTCCACGTTCGTATGACGGCTCCTAATTGTTTCCACTCGTCATGTGTAAAATCAGTACCTTTGCCGAAGTTACAACGCTTGCAACATACGACACAATTTTCCTTTGTATAACCGATACTGTTATCTGTCCGGTCTAGGTTGTAAACGTGACCTCTATACAGCTTGCCTTTCTTACGAGTTTGCCATTCCAGCCACTCTACCGGGTGGTCACAATAATAACAAGACTTGGTAACGGTAAATTCTACAAACTCAGCATAAGTTATAGTAACTTCATATCTTTTCGAAGCTTTCTGTACAAATGCATTATACAGCGATTCAAACGGTCGTTTTCTATGGCTAATATTCCAGCATCCACGACATTCGGAACGTTTTAAATCTTGTGTCAATGAATCAAACTCGGTACCACATTTGCATCGTACTGACCACAAAGGGTCGTTTCCTTTGCTCCAATGCGAGAACCGTATTACGGTTCTGTTGTTAATTGTTTGACCAGTGTAATCTTTCTTAGGAAGTTTCATCGTTATGTTCTAATTCCTGTTCTAGAAGTGCGAGTGCCCTCCATGCGACTTTTGCCGAATGTAAAGCGCCGTCTGTGTCTGTTGTTCCGCGCTCTAGTAGGTGTCTGATCAAACAATCCGCATGATCGGAAGATTTTGATTTATCCCAATGTAAAGGAGTTCCGACTCCGTTGTGTTGTTCATTTCCAATGCGGCTTACTTTGGCGACCTCCGCCAAAGCTTTCGGGAAATAATCCAATACTCCAGTAGCGATGGGAGTAGCTTTGCGCGTTGCGGCATCAGTTGGAAGATACTTACCGTCTACCTTGTGCGTCACAATCGACGCGACTAGTTCGAGTGAAGCTGGCGTTGATAACACTGGAGAACCGTTTGGCCATCCATCTGGATATGGACTACTAAATCTCTCTTCCCGTCTGGACACTTACCCTCCCGAATAGTGCTAACACCCAATCATAAATCTTGAACCATCTCAAAACCGTGACACTGAATGCGTCACGTCTCAAGAGCTTGTACCGTTCCGGACCAATGCTGAAAACTTCTCCTACATTTATGTCCGAGAATGGGATCGGATGGTTAATCCGATATGGATAAAAATCAAGTACGCTCATTGCTTTCCTTTCGTCAGTCGGTCCCAAAGCCTGTCGTACCAGTAATACCGGCTTAGTGACACCGCTGTAGTCGTCTTGCGGTTGATGCGATACCAAAGACCATCTAACTTCACTATATCACCTTGTCTAGCGTAAGTCAAGGGAAATAGATCGGTTTCTGTTTTCCAATCGGTTACTGGCATCAGCCCTCCTGTTTAATAATTCTTTAACTGCCTTTATGCGTCCGCGTTGTAGAAAAATTGTGCAGTCAACCCGTCAGTTTTGTGGAACACGTATGCTTCTCCTACTCTCTGCTGGCCTGTGAAGCCCATGGCTGCGTGCCAACTATCACTTGGGCTTAAGCTAGGGATGATCCTTACACGTACACCGTGAAACTCTTCTGTCTTAGTCTGATGATAGTGCCCTGTGTGGACTTCTCTAAACTTGGTTACCCCAAATATATCTGAACGTTCAGTCGCAAACAATAGAGGGTAGTCTGAGCGTTTTCCCTTATCTCCGTGACAGAACAAAAATCCGTTATTTCCCCATTGATGATACTTACGAAGAGTTGGAGCATTGTCTATTACCACATCATCATAGTTCCGGTATAAGCAAGACAAACTATCTCCTAGATGCCAAACACTTAGCTCATCATGGTTACCTTGTACCATCTTTACCGTGACAGGTGCAATCTGTCTAAGCCGTTCTATCGTCTTGGAAATCGTTTCACGTACAACTTCGAAAGTCTTTTGATATCTGGTATCTGTTGATACGACGGTGCCTTTTGTGGTGCGTCCTTGAAGGTCGTCTGAATGCAGCAAATCGTTTCCTGTTACTAACAAAATCGAATCGAAGTTATATCCTTTGGCTTTATCCAAAAGACTTTCAACAGCTTTTAGAAAAGTGCTCTGAGCGATCTTCAAATCATAATCTGGTCCGCCTGTCTCTTTGGACCAGGACATTTTTCCGAAGTGGGCGTCGAACAGTGAAATCTCTAACATGTTGCCACTTGCTCGATTTGTTCTGAGCACGGGCGTAGGAATGAGCGCAACATGCTCTGCATGAAACTTCAGAGCTTCAATCTCGGCCTTTGCATCTACAATTTCTTCCTTCTTTACCAGAGTAGCCTTGACCTGAAATAGCGGGGTCACTTCAATTTTATCATTTATTTTCGCACCCATATTCCAGGTGTTCACGATAAAACGCTCGACCTTCCAAATACTTAGGTCAACCTTGCAATGTGCTAGCAACTCGTCCAACGTGTGAATGGAAGTCTTAGGCATTGAAACTTCCCAAACTTCATCCTTAAATTCATGCTTTTCTGTCGCAGTAGATTCGACTTTTGGGATAGTTGATTCAGCCGCTGCCTTAAAGTCCTTAAAAGTCTTAAAGTACTTGCCCCAAGCTGACTCTGGTAAAGCTCCTTTCCCTTGTGCTGCCCGATATTCATTTCGAGTGGCCTTACCGTGCTGCTCGATAAATCCTCTCATATTCTCTATAACGCTTTCCAGTGTATATAATACGTTTGACTCACCCATTTCCCTCCCTAGGATTTCAATACTAGAACCATTCTACCACGTCTTTACTTACGTGTCAAGCCGTTTTTAACTGACTTCTTATTAACTGTTTTTATAGTTCGTTTAGCACGCGCTGGCCTAGCGGCAAGAGTCTGAGCTTGTGCAGCTGTAAACAACGGCAAGAAGAAGGCTCTGAAGTCATTTCTCTGCTCTTTCATTTCTGCTGTCAAAGCTACGGTTTGGCTATTGAGACTGGTCTTGATATCCCTAATGTCTTCTGTAATCCCGGTTATACTTCTCTTTACCCAGTCCCAACCCTTGTAGATTCCTAAAAAAAAACCGCCGATGGGCAACCAGAATTTGACAAACTCATAGCAAGCAGTTAGCACAATCGGGGATATAATTGGATCAATCATTTATTACCTCAATCTTAAATAAAGAACATCAAGGAATTCATGTCTGCAACTTTTCTGTGTACGCTTAGATTTCCAAGAATCTTCTCTTTGAACCACGGATTATCTACTTTGTTACTATCACAAAAATACATTGCTCCGTTGCTTAAATCTTTCGATGAGCCATCAAACGCTCCCTCTACTGAGTGAAGCAATCTTGTGAACTCAGGACTCCAAATATGGGGAATATCTGTTGGTTGTTCCATTGTAGCCGAACGGCTTGGGGCAGATGAAAGAACATCCATCCAATTGCCCCATCCCGCTTTTACTCGATTAGACATAACATGCATAATCATTTCTGCTGCAAGAATTCCACCATGATCTTTCCCTTGACGCCATGCATAAAGGACCAACTGGCCTTTGAGGAAATCGTCGGGACGAAGTATGACTACCTCCCTCTTGCGATGCTAGTGTGATCCTCTGCTGGTGCTGATTGTTGTTGACCTTGCGTGAGAGCGTCAACAATGGAATTTACCGCAACGATGATCTGATGTTCTTTATCAACGCTGGCTTTAATGGCCTTCCTATCTTGATGCTCTGCTGTGTAAAGTCTAAGCAATACTGCATCTTGTTCTTCAATTACTTGCTTCTGGTCCTGCACTTGCTTTAGCAATGATACATCAACTGAAGTTAGTCCTACGTTCCATAGCACAACGACCATAATTCCGGCTGTGACTGCGATTACTTTCAAGGTGTTCATTTTCCTCCTAATGCTTCTTGTGCGCCTGAGTATACATTTTGCTTTGGGTAGAAGTCTTTTACTATTGCTCCACCCGCTTTACCGGCTCCGTATTGAATCGATCTACCTACCGTCTTAGCCAAAGGAGTTGATGTAGCTTTGCTCAAATTCGTCAAAGCATTCCACGTTGTAGGGTTATTGGCTACCTTCTCAAGTAACTCTCTGCCTGCGTGTGTCCCGACTTCCCCGGCTGTAAGTAATCCCGCAGCAATGGCAGATATTGGACCAAATGATGCGCCAGCCGCCAACGTAGGAGCGATAACTCCAGCCTTAACTGCGTTCTTCACAGACTGGACATTTTGTAATTGCCCTAGCAATTTATCGTATGCTTGGGAAGCTTCGGGAGTTGGTCTGAATAATGATTGAACAACCTCTGGTGAATCTTTCAATGAAGCAATAAACTTTAACACCTTTCCTGTATCAGGAGTTCTTACTTTTCCTGCAGCATTTGTTGCAGCTTCTCGTAGTTGATTCTGCAAGATCGATGTTCCCAATTCATGCATTCCATCTGGTCCTAATGATGCGGCAAGACTTTTCACACGTTCCGGGTCTTTCAAAAGAGTTCCAACGTCTCCGTTTCCGATCAATCTAGAAACGGTATCAGTAGCATCTTTCAAGTTCTTGGTAAGTTCGGGCATTGAGGAGTTAGCCGTTTGCGCCGTCTCAACTGCCTTCTTCAACATTCCAGCGCCCAATGAATCCTTGAACATCTCATCGCGTGCTTCTGGATTTAGCCCATTCCACTTTGTAAGAAAGTTGCGTAGACTGAACTCTCCGGTCTGCTTGTCTACTGCATCAGATGCCATGCGACCTAATCCGCCTTCTGCTAGTTTTTGGAAAGCCTTGTCGCCTATCGCCGAATGTACAGCTTGAACATCTCCTTTTCCTGTTACACCGCTTGTAAGTTTCTTAACAAGATCGTTACCGCTAACTCGACCTTCTAGTAATGCTTTTACATCGGGATTCTCAAAACGTTGGATGCCAGTCTTATAGTTTGAGTTCATTGATTCTAATGTATGTAGAGCTTCTGGATTTCCACTCTTAGTAACTAACTGCTCAATCGAATCATCAACTCCGCCGATTAGTTTTCTGTAAATATCTTGATCTGCTCTTTGCTCGTCACTTTGCCAACCTGTATTTCGCAGAAGTTCATTCAGTTGCTTTCTACGCTCTAGCAACTCACTCATGTTCAAATTGATAGGTTTAGCTTTTAGCTTTGCAAGTGCATCAGCCGCCGGTGTGGCAGCGGGAGCAGCACCTGCAACCGGAGTCTTTTTAGCTTGTGCCGCCGCTTCATCCTCAGCAGCTTCAGTCTCTTTTTTATAAGGATTGATAATCAAATCCAATCTGTTATTTGCTTCTACAGAACCGGGACGTGTTTTTGAGAATGCTTCATCTAACGGCTTAGCTTCTGTAGTACCAGCTTGGGTTAAAGTCTTAGCCGCATTTTGTAATGGGCTATTCTCTAATGGTATATTGGCATCTCCAGCAGCTTTAATCAAAGCTTGACCGGCGTTGTTAAATTCTGTCCCTAACTGAGCCTTAGCCGATTGTGCTGCCTTTTGTGCAGCTTCAATTAGCTCTTGGTTTTCAGGAGCGTTAGCGCCTGCACTTTGAACGAATTGTCCAACTTTGTCTAATTGGTCCTGTGCTTCTGTTAACTGATCTTGGGCATTTGTAACGGCTGTTCCGGCTGTGTCATTGACTTGAGTTTTTAATTGATCGGTCAAACCTGCTCCGGTAGGGGCCGATTGTGCCTGATTCCCAAGCTCTCCTATCGTATCGGCAGCGTCTGCTCCTTTAGATAGCAAGCCTCCAGCAGTTCCAAGAACACCACCTGTTATGCCTGCGCCTGCCGCCATACCTAGGCCTTCTTTTAATGCTTGTCCAGTATCGCCGCCCGTCTTAACTTCAGTCTGGGCTGCTTGGGTTACTCCCGCTCTAATAGCATCATACCCCGCGCCGACTAATCTAGCAAGTACAGGAGATGCTTTTAAAGCTGCCCGATCTTCTGGCGTCAGTTCTGCACCTGCTTTTCCAACATTGATGCCTAATTGTAACGCTTTGGCAAGTCTAGGAAACTGCTCTAAATGTTTTGCAATAGGTGCCCACTTTGCTAGTTTATCAGCAAATGACAAACCCTTCAAAGCTTCGTCTCCCATGACAAACTCACCAATCTGTTCGATACCGCGACCTAAACTCTGGGCACCGCCATGATCTTGATCCTCTCCCGCAAGTTTAGATAATTCGTCACTATGAATTCCAGCTAACTTAGCAGCACCATTTATAGTTCCAAATACACCTTCACCTATACCCTCCAAAGTTCCGCCAACTGCTTTTACAGCTTTTGTACCCAAGTTATCACTATCGTTGATAGTAATTTCGTTAGACGCGGGAGTTGGAGCTTGGTAGTTTGGATTGTCCACAATCCCGCTATTGTCTGGAGGCGGCGGGATTGAAGAACTTGACGGAGAATAATTGGGATTATCGACAATGCTACTTCCATCTGGGGGAGGCGGAATAGCTCCTTTTGTTGTTTGCGTAGATTGCGTTTGATACATTTAATTCTCCTAGGTGATACCTTGAGTTGCCGGTTGGTCTAGTTTGTTTGGCTGCGTTTGATTTGGCTGCGCTTGTGGTGCTGCTTGATTAGGCTGGCTAGGTTGTGTCGGAACCCATTGCTTGCCGTCCCATCCAAATTTCCCATTACTAGAAAGTTTTTGAAAGCTTTGTGTAGATGGCGTATTGTTTACGTTCTGATGCAACTCAGTGTTCCTTTGTTCCCACGGCGTTTTCTCCCCGTGTTTCTGGAATAGAGCCGTTAGGGATTCAGGAATCATCGTAAGATGCTTATCAGCATTTCCTGACTTCTGATTATACATTTCATCTAGAGGGGCAATCTTACCATGCATTACACCTGTGTACATTCCGACAAGTTGGTGAATCTGATCAAGTGAGTTATTAGCTGTCATATTTTTCATAACAGCATCTACTTGCGCTTTATCAGGAGCAAATCCGCCCGACAAGACTTTAGGAATCTCACCATTAACGGCATTAGTAAGAGCTTGTAGTGTTGCATAATCTGCCCCGCCGCCTTGATAGTTAACCCAATTCTTAACAGCATTCAGAGCAGGATACTGTCCTGCACCGTCACCTTTGTTAGCAATCTCACGAGCCGCTTGTTCAAGCTGATTCAAGTGATTGGCAATACCAGCAGCAGCCGAAATTGTCTTAGATTCAGGACTATTCGAAGCCAGCGCACTATGCAGTGGACCATAATTGCCTACATCGTAAGTTGGATTGAATTGACGAACCACGTCCAGTAAGTCTTGCTGATTAAGCGATGCGTCTTTGAACCAAAGTTTGTTAGATGCAATGTTGATTGGTGCTTCGTACTTAGCAATTGCCATAGCATCTCTAATAGCTTCAGGCGGAAGAGTTACCCCTTGACCTTGTAAAGTTTGTATGACTTGCTTTGGGTCTTGTTTCAACGCGTCAGCCGGTATGTTGGCAGTTTCTAGAGTTCCGAGAATGCCCTGTTTCTTGGCTTGTGCGTCTGTGTCAAGTTTAGCCTTATCCGCCGCCTTCTTTTCAGCCTGCTCAGTTTGCATATCAAAAGTACGTTGCTGCCTCTGAACGGCCATACTATCATCGTGAAGATGGATAGCATCTGGACCGCCTAGAAATGCGCTTATATTAGCAGCAGCCGCTTGCTGTCCGGTAGCATTCAAGTGCGCTATAGCTTGACCATAGTTGTCTTCAGTTTGCGCCAATACACCATTAAATTTCTCAATATCTGCGGGAGTAGTACTATACTTAGAAGTCCATTGGTCTAGGTTTAGTCGAGTATCGGGATTGTTCTGACCTTGTACCGTTCCTGCTTGTGCGTTCTTATCAACAGTTGGAATGTTTGTCTTAGTTTCATTTAGACCAACTACATTAGAGAACTTGTTAACATAATTCTGGGTGTCTTCAACAGTGTGCCGCTCAGTGGCAATAATGTTCCCTTTACCATCAATAGCTTCAGGTCCAGAGTAATAAGCCGCTGCTGCTAGCTTTGGATCATGGAATTTGTTCAGCAACTGGGAGAAATACTTTGCCCCACCATTGATGTTTTGTTGTGGGTCATTCCGGTCAGTTACTCCCATGTCCTTGGCAGTACTTTGGGTCAGTTGCATTAACCCGGTAGCCCCAGTAGGACTCACTGCATTGGGGTCTTCTGGACCATCTTCAGTCGACATTAGTCCTTTAATGTACGCAGGATTAATACCGTTGTCAGTTGCAGCTTTCGCTACTAATGGTTCATACTGTGGCTGAATTGTAGGCGCATTGGTAGGCGCATATGTACTAGGGGCCGGTGTCTGACTTGCTCCGTCAACTTTCTTGAAGAAGTTACCAAACGTTTGTCCCGCCAAGTTGTATTGTGTCACCTGCGACTTCAAGTTCAGGGCCATCATCAAAGATGTAGGAGTATTTAACAACATGTCTCCCGTCTCTGATGGTAGCTTTCCCATCTTCTTCAAAGTTGTAATCGTATCCTTATCAAAAAGACCACTAGCCTTTAACTTAGGATCAACAATAAGGTAGTTAACGTCCCATTGTGGGATACCTCTACCATCGACTGCTTGTTTTCCGTTTGCGTCTAGTCTCGGAACTTTAGAGAAGGGAATTGCATTATCTTGTGTGACATTGTATTTTGCAAAATCACTATACTTAATTGGCCCTTGCACATAGCCGGGAAACTCTGTCTGAAGTTTCGTAGCTAAATCGTGATACTGTCCAATATAAGAATCAGTAGACTCTTCATTCATTTTTCCAACTTGACGAGCCGTTGTGTACATACGCATGTTAGTCTCTGCGACTTGTGCACGTCTGGCATAATCATCACTAGCTTGCTGTCTTGCTTGTTGATCGCGGTTTTTTCCTTGCTGCTCACTCTGCTGCATAGCTTGCAATCCGCCCCGCGCAGCAGCTTCAGGCCCTCTTTGACTCAAGCCTGTCAAGACTCCTTGTAGTGATTCGAGAGCAATCGCCATACCTAGATGAGCATTACTAACAGGAACTGGGGTCTTTTGCATGTTCCCATATTCATCTACGTTATATTTGTATCTAGGACCGCCAGCTAGCGTCTCGGCTACTTGACGGAATATTCCTGCCTTTTGTACAGCCGGTGGGACTGGAGGTTGAATAGGTCCACTTTGAGGTTGCCCTGCCGGTCCTTTGCTTAAATCAGGAGTCTTGGCTCCCATTGGACCTTGCTCTACAGAAAGCGCATTCGGCGCTTGTCCTTGTGGAGTTGCCGGTGGAGTCTGCGTGGGCGCAGCTTGTCCTTGTGGAGTAGGAGTTTGTGGCTGTTGCGACCCAGTGCTAGGCTCATCACGGTCCAAAATTTGACCATCATTTGGTAAACTTACTGTGCCTGTATACTGAGATGTGCTCGTGCTTGTGTTAGTTGGTTGTGTCTGATCCATCAATAACTCCTATTATAACTGGTAAAGCGTTTCGTCGCCAGTACTCATATTCCCTATATTCTGTTGACCGCTTGTGATTGCGGTTGCGTAAGCACCCGGACTTATGATCTCTCTTTCGAGGCATAGCAGAATTACCAGAAGATCACCCTGACAAGAAAGGTTGGGTGCTTCCATCTGAAGCAGATTTAAAGATGTGGTTTATTCCACCAACGGATGCTGGACAGCCGCAACAGTTAGTGTCGGAACAAGCAGCCTATATCAAGGGCGTGGTTCTACACTCAGAAGATGTAAGTGTCAACGTTTCTCCAGACCTGTTATCGCTGCCCCGCCTAACGATCCGGCAAGTCCGGTGACTGCGGACACCCAACTATTGTTCTGTGAAGCGATTTGATTCGCTGTATTGGCCGCTGCTGTACTTGATCCGGTCGCTGCATTAGTTGAATTAGTTGATGAGTTAAACACGTTCGGTGCATTTGACAACCCTGCTACTGCTTCGTTATAGTTCTCATTACCTTGTTGGTAGTTGGCTTGAGTAATCTGTCCGAGTTCCGAAGCAGTCTGATTGGCTCCACTTTCAGCAAGTGATAAATCTGTACCTGTCTGTGTGCCACTTGGTAATGCTGTGTTACCTCCACCAACTGCTGATTGGGATTCCCCAACAGCTTCTTTAGCATTCTTGTACGCTTGTCCAGTTTGAGTAATCGCCTCTGAATTAAGGTTGGCCAGTTGCTGTTGCGAAAATCCTTGCTGACTTGGACCGGCTGCGACTGTAGGAGCAAATGTGCTAACTAAAGATTTGAAGACTTGTGATGCATCTCCAAATACTGCCCCGGCCTGAGACTGTGCTTGATTCATGAATGATTGCTGGCTTACGGCAATGTCACTTTGCTGACCCGTTGAGCCACACATTAGCTCAACTTTTCCATTGTACTCAAAATATTCATCCGTGTCAAGCGCGTATTGTTTACGCTCAATATCCCAAGTCCACACCGTCTTAGTATGTATTCTCATTCTATCACTTCTCCCGGCCCGTTGTCAATGGGGACTTGTTCTAAAACTTTTACCAAGATGTTCTCGTCCCACTCGCTGAATCCTAATCTGCGAGTGCAAAACTTTCTAAGCAACGGAACAGTGCTGTTAAATATGAATGCTGAAAACCCTTCTGATCTGGCATTTTGTTCCAACTCATAAAACCCTTTCAACATGACGATCATATTCTTAGCTTTGCTGGCATTATTTAAGAACTGAATGTCTAATTGTATAGCAGCAGCATTCCCATTCCAAAATGGCTTACCTCTTACAAACAATATTGGTTCATCATCGAAGAAGTAAATGCTTGTACTTGTTCCTTCTTCTTTAAAGAAATCAATAGTCGTACCTTGGTGATATTCATCTACTGCTAAACTCTTTTCTAACATCTCATAATCACCATTTTCTATATAGCGGTGTGTTATCATTAATTCCTTTTAGTAACCTATTGCAAAAAATGTCGGTGCTGCGCTGCCATTAATCGATCCAGTACTATCATTCGCAATGTTAAACTGAAATGTACTAGCAGTCACTGACGAAGGTATCACCGATGCTAGGGATGTGTTTTGCCCTGTCGGTCTAACTTGTCCAATAATTACAACAATGTCGGTCGAACTGCTAAATGGTTTTGGGAATGTCTGTGTGCTTGTGCTTCCCGGCCCTGTATTAGCACAAGTTCCCCACTGTCTAATCAACCCAGTAGGGTCTTGCGCCCAGTACCCGTTGGAATTTGATCCAGATGTAAACCCGGTAGTAGGAGACTGAGATACAGTAGGAGTTACAGTTGTGTTTGTAACGTTGTTTACCGTAGTAACAGACGGTGTTACTGGAGTTACATTGTATACTCTGTTTTGGGGCAGCTTGGAACCTACATAAAATGTCCTGAGACTATCTGGAGACGAATTAGACACAACAGGCAACGGGCCACGCGAGAATCCGCTCAGGCCCGGTTGCAAGTCTGTTTCGTTTGTTGCCGCTAACGGGTTCGTACCGGATTGTACCGGCTGATACCCTGTTAACGGTATGTTTATAGAATCATTTAGTGTAGGCATCAAAGCTCCTGACTAAAGGCACCAAATATAGAAAGCGTTAGCAGTTCATTTTGTACGGTGTCGGATGGATTAAAGATAACTTGAATCTGACAAGTACGCATAGCTGCCGTCTCGTCTTCGAGTTCAGATAGGTAAAATCTTTGACTCCAAAACGATCTACTAGGCTTCAACTGCGGAGGATCATTGACCCAATCCGTCAGCAAGTCAATAGGTCCAGTATAATAAGGCAACGCTTCATCGACTAAGATTCCTAAAGTAATTGGAGAACCAATTTTCACAGCATCAGCAGTAATAAATGCTACTTCTGCCACTTGTCCCGGCTGTACTAGTACTGCTGAACCTATTGTAGCATTGGCTGGATAGGCTGTTCCGTTGTCCATAAATACATTCAAATTTCTCTCTTGAATATATCCGACTCCGGTTGGGCCTAATAGTAGTCTGTGTACACCCGGCGTAATTTCAATGCTTTGTACAGCGTTAACTCCTCCTGTTATAGCTGCAAATGGTGCCCAGGTATACCCCGGACCTTCTGGTGACGGTGTAGGAATTACTCTATACCATCCATTAACCCCATCACAGACGTACCATGCTTGATCCATTCCTTGAACGTGCCATGCAACATACACATTGGCAGGATTCCAACTTTGACCGGGATTGCCATTGTTAAGCAGCAATTGGTCACCAATTGGAAATCCGGCGTAAGTAGTTCCTGATGATGGGTCTAGTATTAGAAATTGATTATCTGTGGTAAACAATCCAATAAGAGCACCATTTGTGTCCAATGCATTATAACTAAGCAATCCTATACCGGGAAGTAATGGGAGCGCCGGTTGAATAGGACTAGATGACGTGTTATTACCTGGAATGATATAAATATCTGACACAGTAAAGACTATCATACCTGATGTTGTAGGAACAAGTCTTTTCACAAGTGATGGCATACTATCGGTATTCAACGGATTAGTACCATTCAAACCATTGCCAACAGGTGTGGCCGGTCCAGAAGTCCAGTAAACTACATTTCCAATACTGTACCAAATTGATCCTAAGTGAAATGTAAGGTTTATTGCTCCAACTACAGGAGGGGTATTCTCTCCTACAATTGCCCCAGATACTAAGTTATTGAGTCCTGTGTCTGGAGTAGTATCTAAAAATCCAGATTGCAAGTACTCAACAAGAGATATGGTAGTACTCAAAATACCGCTGGCATTTGGTATCAAGAATGGGGTCGATTGTCCATCCGTGGAACGGAATATCGCTACGTAATCTGCTTGAGTATCAATACTTACTTGACCTGATGAGTTCGAGGGCAATCCCGCGCCGGGGGGAATAAATACTCCCGGATTATATGTGAAATTGCCAGTAGGTAGAGAAACTTGAGAGCAATTAGACACTGTATTGTCTAACGTGTTAACCAATGCTACCCAGTAATCATATCCTCCATTAGATGCTATTAACGTGTTTATATAGATGAGAGTCCAAACTACCGATCCGTCATTGGTTGTGGTTCCGAGTATCGTTGACCACGCTGGATTCTGACCGCCCGGTCCTGTAGTTCCGGCTGTAGTTGCTAGTTGTAAATTCCCGTTCGTGTCAATTACAGCGAGAACGTTTGGTGCCGCGATTGTAGTACCCAATGGATTACCTGCCGTTACAGTGGTGTATGTGGGGGGTTCATCAAATGTCGTAGCCACTGGATAGTGAATAGTAAAATTATTAGGTTCAACAATCGGAATCAACGGAGCATTATTGACATTTGCTAATCCCCAATTCTCAACTGGATTGTTACGATTTGCCCACACAGCCGAACCGTCTATTGTAAGGTTTCCAGAAGTAGCGGTTACAAATGTTACTCCACCGCCAACAGCATTTACCGTAGCAGAGTGGTTCGTATTTCCAGTACTACTCGGTTCTGTTATGCCAGTAGTTGGCGTGCCTCCATTGTATACTATACCTGTAACCGTTTCCGTAGTAGTTCCCGGAGTTTCCATATATGGCAATGGATATTCAACAACCATTGATGTTCCAGAGATACTAAGAATCGTTGCCATCTGATTTTGTAACCATGTTGCAGACATTGTAGGTGGAAAAGTGACTGTATTACCAACTTGCACTAAAGCACTAAGAGCAACGCTTGACGATATGGTTAAAGTCTCCCCCACGCTGCCAGATGGTGCGGCCAGCGTCGTTCCGGTGATAGGAAATGCCGTTCCTACTAACTGCTGAATGCTTCCAATAAAATCATAATAGTAAGTGGTAAAGAATGGAGTAGTCGGTGTTCCGAGCGCGGTTAGTGCGGTCCAAGTGAATAATGTCTGTAGCCACTTCTTGTTATCTTTTCCGTCTCCGAAGTACAGAATATTTCCAACTGATTGCATGAACGATTGACCGGCTCCTGCACTTTTTGCAAAAACCGATGTACGCACTCCACCAAACAGTGAGTAAAGCTCATTCGCTTGGTCGATCATTATGTTTATCTGCTCTGCACTAGGTCCGAACAATTTAAACTCATAGAATCTGTCAGGATTGTTATAAGTGTTCACAGCGTCATATAATGTAGTTCCCGGCCTACGAGCAAGGGTTAGCTTGGTTGTTACCTCGACATTGGTTCCTGCAATAATAGCATCCCCGGCTTGTCCATAAAACTTCTCTACTATTCTAGAAGTAGTAGCATCTCTGAGCGGGGATCGATTCGTCCATAATCCAGAAAAAAAGCGCGACGTAAAGATACTTGAAAAACGAGTTTGTTTTTGTGCTGAAGCTCCGGCCAGCCCCAAGTTATTTGGCATATCAAATTTCTCCTATGGAACCCAAACCCCGACTCCGAACGGAGACGGCGTACTTAATACGCGAACGTAAGCCGGTCCCCAAACTCGCTCCCCGGTAGCTGAATACACAATTGCTGTGTAAAATGTTGTAGATGGTGTAAGTACATCGTTCGACCATACACTATAAGCCGGTGATGTTATAATGTCTCCAAAATTGTCTAATGGTATCTCTATATCATACCCAGAGCACACCATTACATTCGTGTTTACAGTGGCATCTTGGTTAAGAGTTAATACCAACTTTCCATGAGATATTAAGTTTCCGAGGGAGTCTTGGAAGGCTCCCCCTTCTAACTCGTTAACTGCTAACATTGTTTCCCCTTCCCTTCATAACATCGGCTGCTTTGTTAATGCCATACAAAGGTCCGCATGTTGTAAGGAGAAAAGTTGAAGAGTTCGAAAGAAATCCTTCGAACTGCTCCACCGTAATATGCTTGTTACAAACCAAAACACTGAACGAGATTCCGACACCTAGAATGAACGCTGTCAAAAGACCAATCATTACTCTAGAAGTTGAACCACTTCCATCCGGTTCGCTGAATACTGACTTAAAAAAGTTCATTATCTCTCCTTACCATATTCTATTTCTCCATATTCATATCGGATTGACTGACTCCGAAAATCTGAGCTTTCAAGGTTCCCATCTGAGTTCCGCCAGCCTTGTCGATATCCACCGTGGCGCGGAATCCCTGAAGAGTAATTTGGTTGTTGTTGGACGAACCAAACTTACCCGTTCCGAGAGTGATGATGAACCGGAGAGCCTTTTTGTTTTGGAAGCTCGTACTCATTTACTGAACTACCCACACGTTTGTTGGGGGAGATTGTCAAAGGATTGACTCACGGCGTCGTCACGTTAAAAGATACGAATGGCGCGCCTGGGAAAGTGTTTGTCGTGCCATAATAGTCATTCGAAAATCCCACCGTCGTTGGAGTCAAAAAGCCCGCATGAGCCTCACTGTAAAGTTGCTGCCATCCGAAATTGGTCGGATCACTCGACATAGAGTAAGTTCGTGTCGTGCCGTCGTCCTTGATCCTCAACCAGACAACCAAAGGAAAGGAAGTGGTAGAAAGAGTATAGGAGTTCGTGTTGTATGATGTGACTGAATTGTATTGTGTCACAGAAGCCGCATTCAACTGTAGATTTGACCCTACTCCCATACCGACATTGAATGAAGTCAGCTTTGTGCCATCGCTGATCGATATGCCCTGCGACCACTCACTCTGACCGTTCGGAAAAGTGACTCCTACTCCAGGGATTACTGCTGCGATGACCGTCCATGGGGTGGACGGCAAGGACTCGTAGATGTAGTGGATATTATCCCCACCCGTACCAGTAGCAGCCAGCGTCAACACACCACCGTTGACGGTCGCTGTCCCGCTGCCCTGATTCATCCAAGTCCAGCCGCTAATCGACGGGGCTGTAAATCCTGTGAACGGATAACTGCTTCCCCCACCACCACCGCCAGTTGCATGAAGTTGAACATCGCCGGCACTTGGTGAGTTAGGAGTCACAGTGATCGAGCTATCACCAATCAAAGTTACCGCAGATGTTATGCCATTGACATTCGGCACGCCACTTCCACCTAATCCACACGGCGCACCGGCATCCGCAACCTGCCCAGCAGTCCCAGTGAACTCTACACAGTCGCCGCTTGTCGTGCTTGTCGGCCCGGTCGCAATGCCCGCTCCTGATCCCGCCAGCGCTTTGCTGCTCGTCACGGTCGTTGGAGATGCCGCGATGGGCACCTGACCGGCAGTCATTCCAGATAGCCCGGATCCGCCTCCACTGGAGTTGCAGCCCGTGACGCATTGGTAATTCACACCGTCGTAGAGAAACGACGCCACGGTAGATAGACCAGCCGTCGAAGTCACGACGGGCGCATTCACGAAGTTAGCTGGCCATGTCCATGTGTAGGGTCCCCCTGAGGCCGCTTGCACGATATCCCATGTGCTTATGTGCCCCACATTATCGCCGGAAATGGTGTTCGGCGTGGAATTCCCTGACAACGTGAAGATAAAATTTCCACTCGAATCGTTCATGAAAAAACAGCACGAATTCCCCATGTTCACCGTCCCGCTCACCGACTGCACATTGGGCAACCAATATGTCGAAGCATTAATCCTGAACATCGGCGTTCCGGTCGTGGGGTACCCCTGCGAAATGGTGTCCAACAATAGATCGCCGCCACTCGCTCCCGTCGAACTATAGCCGAACCTTGTCTGAACCGTTCCATTGATGGGCGATTGTGAGATATAGACGCCGTTGCCCTGCAATGCATAAGGCATCGCATCGGTTGATGGATGCATGTTCCAAGGGGTCTGCGACAGAAAAGGGCTTCCCTGCCCAACTGTCACAACAAGATTTGGTGATCCTGCTGAATAGCCGGGGAATGTTTGAAGTGAGATTGATGCCGCTGTTCCGGCACCTGTGTTGCCACCCAACACCCTACCAAGTACCGTCACTACGTTTGTTGCTTCCGTTGGCGATGCGCCATAACCACCAGCGTAGGGGTTACACTGGCCCGGAATAGTGTGGCTCATAGACACCCACACCGAAGCAGTGGTGGTTACTGTTGTGTCACAATTCCAGTTGACGGTCCCGCCGAATTGAACTGTCGCGACTCCAGTGTTGCCAGCCCCAGCGATCACTACACCGACAATGCCCTGCGGATTATCCGTGCCCTCCGTTGTTGACCCAGTAGCCGGGCAATCGGCTATGCCGGCGGTTGAGGGATACCCCCCGCTGTTCTGCCAACATGCCATATTACCAAGCGTAGTACCGGCGGTTCCATTGGGCAAAAGCATAGTCTGTGCATTACTACCGCCACCACCGGCAGAGCATGTGCCATCAGATTTCAATAAACCAGAGCACGCCCATAAAGCCACCACATCACTAAAGTTGGGTGTACGCCACGCCGTGCCTGTTGATGCGGCGAGACCCGAGGCCGGGTAAATCATGCCACCAGAACTTGGAACGCTGAACATCGTTCGATCATCCACGATGCAAGGATAAGAACCCGCCGGTGATGACGTGCCATTGTTGTTGCAAGTTTGAAGTATGCTCACCCCGTTTGTGGTCACAATTGCAATGGGAATATCGGTGGATGTGAACGCGCTATTTTTAACCGCCGGCGCACAGCTCGCGGCCGTGTTCAGATACACGTAATTAACCGTACTCACGCTCATCGAAAGAGTGCCGCCGATATAAGTTTCAATTGTCCCGGCACAATTGGCGGTTCCCGGCCCCAAATTCAGCACGAGAGCGGTTCCGCTAGTGGGAGCATAGCCCGGCGCAACTCCGTTCACATACTTTGCGTTCGTTGCGAAAATTGGGGCTAACGTTGATTGATATTGCTGTGCAAATAATGGTGCAACTAATGCTAACCCGATAGCTGCCAGTCCTAGTATCTTATTTAAAAATCTCATTATGTTCTCCTAAACAGTTACCACATTTGGACCGGCAACTACTTGTCCTGTTGATGAATAGACGGTTTGTATATAATACGTTCCCGATGGACTAATATCTGAATTGTGCCAAAAAGTAGGGCTTCCAGTTATCATTCCGTTTGCGTCTAATTTGATGGCAGTAAACTGAACTCCTAACTGAGTAACATTTACCGAGCCTATTTGATTTAATCGCATCGTTATGGTTCCCAATGCCACTGGAAGGCCATTTGGTAATTGGAACGTATTAACTGTCAGTGTTACTCTACTTGGCATTATAGATTACTCCTTCCCTGAAATCCTTGCTGAGTTCTTGATGCATTCTCAATAGGAACTCCAGTAATTGCCTGCCAGTTGTTCAACCAGATGTTGCGTTCACTTTGTGTCAAACCTTGCGATGTGCTCAACAATGATGCGATAAACTTTTGATTGGCGGCTGTAAATCTTGCGTCATCAGCATATAAATACGACAAAGCCAAAAATCCCCAATTGTACAATCTGCTGTACTCATCTGGTATTGGTCCCCATGTCTGATTAAGACTGGTGATAGTCGTTGGCTTTTGCTGAATAGATAGTACTACTGGATAAGCCTTATCAGGCGCTGGCATCAATCTAAATGTGATGTTGCCGTTTGCGTCTTCATATTGCGCCGATACATCGTGTGGACGGCTCTGCGCCGAATCTAACGCTAGATTCATCTTTACTGAAATTTCTTTCCATGTTGGCAAGCATGTATTAGCATCATAAGCTTGCACGGACGCCGTTTCAATCCAGTCAAAGTTATAAATAGTAGATGTATTTCCTACGCCAATTGCTCCCATATTAGTCCAAATTACACTGCCATCAGTAGTATTCTGTCCGGGAGTGATGTTGAATGGGGTTGGGATGGTTGCCCCAGTTACACCGGCTGTAGTTACTTGCTGTGAAAATCCGTTAGTATCAACGAGCACATAACCAATTCCGATAGCCGTAGTTTGTTGCCAATTGAAAATAGTATAATCTTGCTGGCCTTGTACAGCTACAAATCCAATGACGGCTCTATTCCAACGCCATGCAAACGGAGCGCCTACAATGGTCTGTAAAATCGTGTTAGCATTGGTCAAAGCGGGTTCATTATTGTTACCACTCGCTAAGTTTCTAAGGAATATGAACCTTTTCGCCCAATATATGGTGTCTAAAATCGTGATTGAAGATGCGGCCATTATAGCTCCTAAAAATAAAAGACCCCTAGACGGCAAAGCGCCTACTAGGGGTCTAAAGTTTTACTAATTGGATAAAATATATAAATAAATGATTCTTAAGAACTTACCACCCATTCCAAGGGCCATACGGCCAATCGGGACGTATAGGTTGGACTCCAAAGCCGGTATCTAAGATCATTGTACCGGGGTAGAACCCAAAATCATCAGGTTCCCGATCATACTGACGCACAGCTTTATCTAACGACTCAAGCCATAGCTGTTGTTCTTGTGGAAACTTGGCTCGGACCTTTGGATCAGGATTTCGTCTGAAGCATCCTGCAAAGAAACCTTGACGAAAAGCCCATTCCATTGTGTCGGGAAGCGGGTTCAAATATTGGGTCAGATTAAAGAATCTAGGTGCAACCATTTGCCCGACTACTTGAATGGCCCAGACAACTCCTGATTGTGGTGGAATTGGGGCTAATCGGATTCCTTGACCGTTAGGATTAATCGCTGTCCATACACAAGTACCATCTACTACCGTTGAAGGCAGTATCTGTGGGTTTCTAATGGTTGGATAAGTTGGATTACTAGGCCACGTTGGTTCTACAGTCCCACATTGTCCATAAGTTGTCAAACACCATAAGTTGCCATAAGGGTCTTTGATTGCTGTCGTAGCATTGTATGGAGTAATTAGTGTTCCAAGTGGGTTTGTGTATACTACGTTTGGACCCGGATTCTGTTGACCGCTCTGGTTTGGCCCGGCTACAATTGTCTGCCCAGATGGATAACCCGGAGTAGGGCCTAATGGGGATGCGCCCCATGTCCCTGTTAGCAACATCTTGTTAGGTAACCATGAAACTTTGCCGGTGTAACAAGCTTGCTGATATGTCACCAGTAAATCTTTGTCAACTTCTAGTGGAATCTTCTGTTTCGGAACCGAAGTCTGATTTATGTTAACTGCCCATGCGGATTCAATCCAACCGATGTTAAATAGATTGGGTATAAAATAGTCTTGCTGTAAACTATTAGTGTAGAACACAGGAAGATTGTAGCGATTCCATTTCCAGTTGTATGGTTGAGCACCCGGACCACCGTTGATGATCGCCTGCATCACATCATTGGCGATACTCAGAGCCGGTGCCATACTTGCCCCGCCCGTTGCTAGGGCCGGTGCGACATCTCCCAGTGTTGCTGCATCATCTACGACTTCCTGTAAACGAATTGTGGAGTTCTGGCCTTGCATCGTGCAAGCCGGTGTTGAACTTGCAAACACAATGGCGAATCCGGTGACGCCGGTATCGGATGCTACTAAATACAAATTTGAAGCATCATAACGTACTGGGGCAAACCAAATCACCCCGCCAGCAGTTAATTCGAAGATTACTGAACCCGGAACAACTCCAAGATTGTGAGGCAAGGTAAACGGGCCGGGTGCCGAGGTAGTAAATGCTATTTGGACTGAAGGTATCATCGACTTTCCTCTATGTAATTAAATGCACGGCTAAGCAGGTCAAGGCTATCTTTAAATCTTCCTAAACCGGCATTACAATGCACACAAAGTAATCCACGAATGCATTTTCCGCAACTATTAGAATTACCAGAACAACATGTGTGGTCATGATCTATACACGGGGCAGTTGTCACATTGCCAAAGATAAACTTAAAGCCACAAATAGCGCAACATCCATTTTGTTTTTCCAGTATTTCTAAAAATGAAGACTCTGCTAATGAGTATTTAGACAAACGAGTTGCCTTTGCTTTTAATTTAATCTTGTCTTTATTGCGTTCGTGCCACTCTTTGCGCTTTTGATCATCGTGCTCTTTGTTGTTCTTTCGCCACTCTGCTGCTATTATTTTTTGTCTATCGGCGTTATTTTTATACCATTCTTTGCTGTATTGCTTTTTACATTCTTTACAATACCGCTGCGCTCCGCGCCGTCTTTTACATAACTGATCTGCATAAAACTCTAAATCTTCCTTTTCAATTCCACATTTAGAGCAAATTTTCATATTTCCTTTCTAACAATCGGCACAACTGGCCCAAATAATAACCCATCCGGTGACACCTACATCTGATGCTACTAAATACAAGTTCTCTAGATCGAAACGTTGAGGCTGAAACCAGACGGTGCCTCCGTTAGTGAACTCGAATATGACAGTTTGCGGGAGATACCCTAGATTATGGGCTAAAGTGAAATCTCCCGCATTGGGTGTTGTAAATGGAATACTAGCTGCTGCTCCTGCTGCCATGTTTTACCTCAATGTCGTACTTTCAGTTACCTGCCTATAATACTCACCACCGTCTGAAAACTGGAACAAGTACGAACTTGAAGAAGTGTTAGTAGTCTGGAAGTTTACTGCCGCTTGATATTCAGTAAAAGCAGTAATATACTCTTCCTGAGTCTTAAATGCATTCTTGACAGGCGGCTTCCAAGTCTTTCCACAACGCTGACAACGGACCCAAGTATCTCCATTGGCAAACTTATGCTTGATAACTGCCATGTTGGACGAGTCACCCTGTCCTGCCACTACTCCAGCCGCACCCATTCCGCCCTTGCGGTGATTACAACGCTTCTGCGCTGCTAATTCAGTGCGGTCAATCTGACGGAGAGTTGCTCCATTAGTCAAACTGCGCTGCTTGCGGCTTTCACGCTTTAACTCGCGCTCTTCCAAACGCTCTTTCAAATCTTGAATGTTAAATGTCTTTTCTTTGAGTTCCAATTCAGAGTTCTCAATTGCGAGGCGCTTGGTTTCAACATCCAAACGCGCCGCTTCCAATTGCAACTTGACAAGTTCGTCTTGTGCGGAACTTTCCTTTACCTTTAGTGGTTTTGTAACAATCTGTGCTTCTGAGCCGTTCGAACCCCCGGCAATATCATTCAAATTACTCATGTTGTCTAGGCTCTCCTCTAGCCTTGTCTTACTCGCCCAATGATGATCCGGCGTCTCTAAATGCCTTTAGTAGGCCGTTGTACCTATCGAATGCTGCATCTTGTCTTGGCTTTCCAAATTCCTTGTCTACCGCTTCTTCCGTAATAAAACCACTTAGCAGAAGTTGAAGTAAAACCGTCCTCCACCCCCGTCGTCTCTCTGCTAAAGGTGCCCCATGGTCATCAAAATTCATCATTGACAACTCAGGCATCTGACCTTGCTGGACCCACGGACCTTTAATAGGTTCTGTGAATGCATTTTTACTTATCCAAAGTACCGCCTTGTCGATGTGAGGGTGTTGCTTATAGTGACAGTTCAAACCAATCCTACGGAGCTTGGTAATAAGCTGCCCATGAGTCATGACAGTTCCTATTCTAGCTTCATAGTCAGCATACTCTTCTAGAGTTACCCACTGGTATTGCTGTGCAATGCCGTCATTGATTTCCTTCTGCTCGGCTAATATTTCTTGAGTTTCAGAACTTACTTTTCCATTGACCCAGTGTTTCTTAGCATACTCATCTACTTGTGCGGCGAGTTCGGGGGTCATTTTAACCCCCAACTCACTTCCATAACTTTCCCACGGTGCAGTGTCGCTTAAACGAGTACCTTGTGCTTTTTGTATCTCTTGCCCTGTAAGTGCCATTTGTATTAGCTCTCCTCAAAGCTGATAATGTATCCCTTCCTATCGAAGTCTATAACTCTCAGAAAGTCCGGGTGTAACGAAGTGGATGGCCGTCCTTGCTCGTTACAATAGCCAAACAACTACTAAGCGTCTTGGTAATCCACCGTAACGTTGTTCATTGGTTGGTAAAAATTGTTTACTGAGCTTGCAAATTGGCATTAGTCTATGGGTTTCGTTTTTCCTAGACACTCTAGGCAACGTTCGACTATTTGTTCATAATCCCTTGGACCGCAACTGAATCCCCCAAGCGTCCAAAGTTTTTCCAATGCTAATTCTGCTGCTTTCGCGTTTTCTGTTTCGCACAACTCAACGAATAGTTGGTCATTGTGCTCCGTAATCTTTCTAAGAGCACCGCGCAGCTTGCGTTCTACTGCGCGGCGAATCTTATTGTTCCGTTTGAGACTTGTTACAAGAAGCTCCTCTTCATCCTGCATAATTCTCCTTGTTTAGACCAACACGACTACGCGATTTTCAGCGTAAATCTTGTTGATTGGTAATCCGTTCATAATGTTACCGCTAGAAACGATATCTCCGATTGAGTTATTGAATGTAGGATATGAAGTTTCTACTTGACCTTCTCCTTTGGCAACCGCAGTGATAAGACCTGTCGAAGATACAGTAACAATCTGCGTAGGTGTGCCAGATGGCTGATATGTGTTGCCTGTAAGAGTCTTAAACCCGTACTCAACATAGGTAAGTTCATTTGCCCCTGCTTCCTGAGAAGTTGCCGTAGCAGCGTGCGTTTCCACAACAGCCGCTGCGTTCTCAAGAGTCACAGTAGTAGTGCCACTATTAGCAGTAGCAATGAACGTGCCATTGTTAACCGCATTAGTAAACCCTGCCACAACAAAGGTCTGCCCTACGAGACTACCTGTGGTAGCGCCTGTAAATGTGCCAGTATAGACCGCTGTGCCCTCTTCAGGAGTTGCCGTAGCAGCGTGCGTTTCCGCAATTGCGTTTGCGTTCTCAAGAGTCAATGCGCTGGCAGTGGACGCTGTGCAAATAAGCAATCCGTTATTGACGCCGTTTACAAAACCAGCAATAACGAACGATTGTCCGATGTAAGCGTTTGAGCCTCCGCCTGTAATGGTGCCAGAGTAAACTGCTGTGGTGCCCGTCGATGCAGCAACGCCTGTAAGCGTCAATGCGCCCGGTGTGGACGCAGCAACCGCCGTAAGTACATATGCTGTGCCGGGTGTGATTTCGTTTCCAAAAGCATCTTCGATAGATGGGTCCAATTGGAATGTAGTTGGTCCGTTTACCCCGCTAAGTGATAGAACGATTCCATTATAGCCGGGAGTTGTCTTTAACGACACATTACCCGGAGAGATGATCTTAGCTGCAACGCCCAAACCTGTAGTAGCTTGAAAAGCCATATTCTTATTCTCCTTATTAACCTAAAAACTGAATACGTGTTTTTACAGTATATGTAGCAGTTGCATAAGATGCACCTGACAATGTAATTGTAGTACCCGCCGTTGCGTTGGCCAATAGCTGTCCACTAAAAGTAGTACCAGCAGCGGACGATGTGTTCCCTGTGACTACTGTTTTTGTTTCAGAAGTCGCGGAATCGGGGTCAGTAAACGTAGCAGAAATAGTAGGAAGCGTGCCAGGAGTTGCCGTTGTGGCCACTTCATATGCGCTGATGTCATAAAGACCTGTCTGTGGAACTGTAAACACCACATTGGCCATTTCCGCTGTAATCGCGCTTTGCACAGTCTTGTTGACTACTGCCCCGCCCAGTGCATTCCAGCCGTTTCCGACACTTTCATACAAAGCGCCGTTAACAGTGTCAATGCCTACGTTTGGAGCAATCGGTGACCCGCCTGAAACGGTTAGTCCAAGAGTGTTGGGATTGCCTTGAAATACTTGATTTAACAAGCTCATTATTTTCTCCTTTTGCAGATGAGAGCACCCATCTTGCTAGGTGTTGGATAAACTTGTTACCCAAGTTAAAAGAAAAAGGAGAGTTTTTAAGTTCTCCTTTTGTCTTATTACTAATTGTTAGTGCTATTAGCTAATAGCAGAAGCAGCATCAATTTCTCTGATTCTGATAGTAGTATCTGGTCCTAACGAAGTTGTGAAGTGAACTTTATATGAAGTCCATCCAGGAATTAACCCTTCAGGATCAGCAACAGAAGGTTCGGCATTTTGTACAATATTACATTTGCATTATGTTAATTACTAATTAGTATCAGTAATAGTTAGTCATTTCTGCTAACTTCTTACGGTTGGTATGGTTTACGATGGATTCACATTTTGCTATAAAATCAGATTGAGTCTGTGTTCTTTTCATCCAATTGCATATTCTGCAACAAGTGACACAATTTCCTATAACGTAGCCGATTGAATTATCAACCCTGTCGATACCGTTATAAATATATGATGTAGAACATGTTACTCCGTTGTGTGAGAATGCTGGTAAATTCCCGCAATAATAACAAATATCAGAAGTTAGTTTTCTAAATTCTTCTATTGTTAGATTATATTGAAATTTTCTCTTCTCGGCCCCAAGTTTGTAAATTGAGGCTAGATGATTACATGCGCCTTCGCCAAACGAAAGTTCATTATTCTTATGCAGAATTTTGACTAATTCTCTTGACTGCTCACGCTTAATACATCCACAACTTTGTTTCTTGCCTTGACGAAGGGTTTTTCCAGTTGCTATGCATTTGCTTCCGCAATCACATTGGCAGACCCATCTCGCTCTGTTTTTCTCTGATTCTGTAGAAGCGATTACTGATAATTTTCCGAATCGCTTGCCAACCATGTTGGTCTTATTGTGTGCTTCCATTTTTATTCCTTCCCGTAAGTTCGGACTATCGCACCACCCGAATTTCTAAGGGTGTCTTTTCACTTAGTCTCTCACGCTGGATAACCTCGTTATCCTTGCGCCCTGTTAGCGACTACAAATATATTGTAGCACATTTCAGCTTCCAAGTCAATTAGAAAAGATTTTTTAACCCGTCTATCTTTCGATTAGAGGGACACCAAATTGATGTTACTCCATTCACCGTCACCAAAGCCTGTATCGCCTTGCGCACCGAGTTTGATAGAGAAAATACCATCACGCCCGAAGATGTAGGTACGCAGTGCAGTCAAACCGGCAACACCCTTGTAGGTAGCTGTCTGAGTGACTTGGTTTGTTTGGAAGAAACGAACGCCAGAGCTAGGAAATTCGATCATCTCTGTCAAATCAACAGAAAGAAGGTCTTCCATGCGAGACTGGCCTACGGGAGTGTGCTTCAAAATATCGATAGGTGAGTCGTTGCTGTTGTCAGCAAGAACGTCGCCTACACCGAAAGGATGAATGACCCCGCAGAATGTCTTTGATGCTTCGTCGAACGGACGAACCGAACGGCCAGCAAGACTCTGAACAGCGTTACGAATCTGGTTAAGACTCAAGGTTGTGAATGAAGTAAGACTTGTTGCACCAAGCTGCGTAAGCACGCTTGCATCAACTGCGTTTGCACCGTCTGCTGTAGCACGGACAAGTGCGCTTAGACTCTCGCCAAGGCGATATGCAAGCTCACGCGCAACGTTCTCAACAGTATTGTCG